TTTGATACTTGGAGCATGGATGATACTCTTTCTCATATTATCTTACCAATGCTCAAGCAATTAAAAGAAACAAAACATGGAGCACCTAACGTTGATAAAGAAGATGTTCCGTCTGAACTTAGACCAACTATTGGTGAAGAATTACGCTTTAAAGAGAAAGGTGAAACTGACGAAAACTATTTTAAACGTTGGGATTATGTAATGGATCAAATGATTTTTTCATTTGAAAATAAATTAAATGAAACTGCTGACGAAGCATTTTTTAATTATGATGATAATGAAATGGCTACAGCATTTCACGAAATACAATGGAAAGGAGTTGGTCCTGCACAATTACTTTTATTCCCAGATGAAGATGGTAAAATGGAAGAGTACAATTCATATGAATGGTTACCTGCAAATGAACCATCAAAATTTGACAAACAAGGATTTTTAGAGTATAATAATAAAATAGATAATGGTTTTAGATTATTTGGAAAATATTTTCAAAATTTGTGGGATTAAAATATGAGCACACCAGCTTGGAAAAAAAGACTTAATAAAGAAAAACAAATGAATGCTAAACTCAAACGTGATTATGAAAAAATGTTTGAGCCTAATAAAAATTATAAAAAAGAATTTAAACCACTTAAATGGAATCCACAAGTAAGAGAGACTCGTCATATTCCTAGTTTAGATTCTGGTAATGGTTTTGCTGCTCGTGCAGAGCCAAAAAAATATACTGGAGATCTTATTGTAGGAATTGCCACGATGCATAAATCAAATGCTGTTCCAGTTATGAAAGGTACATCACAAGCTGAAGATCTAGCACATATGCGAAGATAGTTTATAAATAGTTCATACAGGAATAATTATGGACTTATTATGTGGTTATATAATGGTGAGGAATTTACCTCTGAAATGATTGGTGATTATGTCGGATTTGTTTATGTAATTACTGATCTTTCAAATAATAAAAAGTATGTTGGTAAAAAGACTTTAATATCTAAAAGAAAACTTAAACCTCTTAAAGGAAAAAAGCGCAGAAGAACTAAGATAGTAGAGTCAGATTGGCAAACATATTATGGATCTTCTGATGAAGTAAAAAGTTTAGTTGAGGAATTAGGAACTAATAATTTTCAAAGAGAAATATTACATCTATGTAAATCAAAAGGTGAAATGTCTTACTTAGAATTAAAAGAACAAATGGAACGTGAAGTGTTATTAAATGATGATTATTATAATGGAATTATCCAAGTTAAGATTCATAGATCACACGTACAAAGCTTAAAAAACGGAGCAAAAGCATGATAATTTTATTTAATGGTCCACCAGGATCAGGAAAGGATGTTGCTGCAGATTATTTTAAAGAGCACGGATTTAAACATCTTTCATTCAAATATCAACTTTTTAATGAAACAATTAATCATTATGGAGTAGACCAAGAATGGTTTATGGAAGGTTATAATAACCGTGAGAAAAAAGAATTTAAATCATCGAAATTGGATAATCTATCTCGCCGTGAAGCGATGATACACGTATCTGAAAATCTAATCAAACCAGAAAAAGGATTAGATTATTTTGGTAAACTGGTTGCAGAAGAAATCGACCCAGAAAAAGACTATGTTATTTCTGATGGTGGCTTCATCGAAGAGTTAGTACCAGTTTTAGAGAAATGTGGTGCAGAAAATTTTGTACTTGTACAACTTACTCGTGAAGGGTGCGACTTTTCAACAGATTCAAGACGCTACTTCCAAGGTAATCATATGGTAACTGAATATGTTCTTAATAAAAGAACTGATATTAATGAAGAGCATGTATTACCAGAAAAGTTTGATGTAAGAATGTATAGAGTGCATAACAATTCTACAATTGAAAACTTCTATGAGACCATAGATATTATTCTTAATAAGGAGAAATAAACAATGTTTTTAGAAAATATTGATCGTGATGATGTAATTGCAAGACTTAGATCTGGCAATGTAGAAATTGATTTCCAAAAAGTTAATGGTGAAAGACGTGTAATGACTTGTACTTTACAAGAAAGCGTTTTACCAGAAAATGCTGAAACTATGCAAGGTGCAGAATCAGTAGAAAAAGAAAAACCAAACACAGCTCTATCAGTGTGGGATGTAGATAATAATGGTTGGAGAGCTTTTAGATGGGATTCTATTTTTAGTATTTCGGAGTAATTATGAGTTGTATTCTTAAAGGTGAGGTTGTAGAAACCGAACTATCAAAAAATTCTAATGGTGGCACTGAGATGATGCGTAAGCGTCTAATTAATAGTGTTGACAAAGAATTACTTAAACCATTTGCAATCCATTTTTCTAGACCAAGAGAAATTCCTGAAGATGTTATTAATATATTATACGCACATGATTTAGCAGAAGATCCAGAGAATAAAGTTTTGATTAATGGTGGTTGGAATAAATTCGATCATTTTGTTTTTGTAACAGCATGGCAAAGAGATCAATATATTCTAAGATTTGGTATTCCATATTCCAAGTGTTCTGTAATTCCTAATGCAATTGAAAAAAGGTATTCAGCAAAAATTGATGATAGAAAATTTGATACTATTCGTTTCATTTATCATACGACACCACATCGTGGTTTAGAATTGTTAGTTCCAGTTTTTGATGCATTAACAAAAGAATATGATAATATCCATCTAGATGTTTATTCTTCTTTTGGAATTTATGGTTGGGAAAATAGAGATGTACCATATCAAGAGTTATTTAAAAAGATTGAAGAACATCCAAATATGACTTATCATGGATTTGAAAATAATGAAACAATATTAAAAGCATTAGATGATGCACATATTTTCTTATATCCTAATATTTGGAAAGAAACATCTTGTATTGCATTAATTGAAGCAATTCGTAGTGGATTAATTTGTATTCATCCTAATTATGGTGGATTACCAGAAACTGCCGGTAATGCAACTATCATGTATGATCATACAGAAGATAATCAAGAACATGCTAATATTGCATATGCAATTGCTAAAGGTATTTTAGAAGAGCAGAAAAAAGATAATAATTTCATTAATCGCTTTACTACTTCTGATAGATTTGGTCTAGTTAATAATGATATTGGTTCATTTACAACTTTATGGAATAAAACTTTGAGAGTGTTAGTTGATAAAAAAGGGTTGACATCTTCTTAAATCTATTATATAATAGTATTATAAAATAAAATATTGAGAATATATCATGGCAATACTAGTAGATTATAATCAGGTAATCCTTGCTTCGCTATTTGCAAGCATTGGAAATCATTATGATATCGCTCCTGATGAAAATATTATTCGTCATATGTTTCTAAATTCTTTACGTTTTAATCGTAAAAAGTTTCATGAAGAATATGGCGAGATTATCATTTGTGCTGACGGCAAAGATTCTTGGCGTAAAGAAGTATATCCATATTATAAAGCAAATCGTCGTAAAAATAGAGATGAATCCGAAATGGATTGGTCTGCATTATTTGATGTAATGAATACAATTAGAGATGAGCTTAAAGAGTTCTTTCCTTATAAAGTTATTCATATAGATCATTGTGAAGCCGACGATATTATTGGTACAATTATCCATCAAGAAGGCACTGATCTTAATATTGGTGCTGAAAAATTCTTAATACTTTCTGGTGATAAGGATTATATCCAATTACAAAGTTATGCTAATGTAGATCAATATGATCCAATTCGTAAACGTTGGATTCGTAATGATAATCCAGATCAATATCTAAAAGAACATATTTTAAAAGGTGATACAGGTGACGGTGTTCCTAATGTTCTTTCTCCTGATAACTGTCTTGCTATTGGTGAACGCCAAAAGCCTATGACACAAAAGCGATTACTTGCTCTAAATGAAGGACCAAGTAATATGGATGAAGAAACTCTTCGTCGTTATCATCGTAATAAAATGATGATTGATCTAAAAGAAATACCAGATAAATATACAAATATAATTAAACAAGAATATAATAAAGATAAAGGAATTGGTAGGGAACATTTATTTAATTTCTTTATTAAAAAGAAACTTAAACATTTAGTAACCGATTTACAGGATTTTTAATATGGCAGTAAGAGCATCAATTGCAGAGATTGTCCAATGGGCAAGTGAAGCAAAAACAACAAAAGAAAAAATAGCAGTATTACATAAATGGGATAATCCTGCTTTACGAATGGTACTTAAATTTACTTATGATACTAAAACAATTAATTTTTTAATCCCAGATACTCCTCCCCCGTGGAAGAAAAATCAATATGAAGATGAAGCAAAATCAATGCTATATGGCGAAGCTCGTCGATTAAAGATTTTTGTGAAAGGTGGTGGTTATGACAATTTAGATCAAGTAAAACGTGAGCAGTTGTTTATTAGTTTATTAGAAGATGTAGATAATGATGATGCAGAATTATTATGTAAAATGATAGCACAAAAACCTCTTAAAGGATTATCTAAAAAGGTAATTGAAGAGGCATTTCCAGAATTAATTGCAGCATAGGTAATAAACATGGCCAAAGGCTTTAAAAATTTCC